AGACGTATCAAACAACTGTGGTGTTCCTGAGCCAATCGCTCCAAGCCCCGTGTTGATAAATTGTTGACCTTGTTGATACGACAATGGTGCATTGCTAAGTAAACTGAGACCTGGTTGAGTGTAGAATCCTTGTGCGACATTATAGGCATTCTGCCCTGCTTGTGCTGCCTCGGCACGTTTGCGAGCAAATACATCTTCGCGCCCCATAACTTCAGAAGCGATAGCTGCATTGCCACCTAGTCTCCCAGCTGCTGCAGCCGCTTCACGGGCTGTTTGCTGGTATCCACGCTGTTCTTGTGGGCTAATCATCTGAGACGCTGCTAATGCCCGTTGTGCTTCAGTATTGAAGTTCTGCACCACGCCAGCTTGTTCTGGAGACAACGCTTGCATTAACCCACGGGTCAATCCTGCTTGTCCAGTCATCTGACCTAGTTCTGCTTGGCGAGCTTCACCTAGCCCCATACCAGCTTGTTGTGCTGCTTGATTGCTAAGACCAAAGATTCCTTGTTGTCCACCTGCGCCAGTCAAAAATGATTGGATGTCGCCAAGGTTTAATCCTTGGAATTGTGGACGGAATTGTTGCTCTTGCAAGAAAATTTGCGGCAAAGATTCTGACATTCCTGAAACGTAACTGCTAATGTCTTTAGCAATATCCATTTTTGGAGCTTTGACTTTTGGCGTTGATCCCGCAATTCCTGGTATTAATCCCATAATTTATCGTAGTTTAGAGTAAAAGGCTTTCATGCTCAACAAGCGATTGCGACTTGATTGTTTGAAGTCGCGCCGAAAAGCGATGTATTTGTATTTGTTTTTAAAAGGTTTAAGCGCATCCAACATGTTTCCACAACACATAGTAACGTAAAGTGTATCCGATTCTTCAAACGTAACAGCTTCTTCAAGATTCTTGCTGCTGGCGTGGAATCCCATAGCGAAAGCATATGGAGTAGAAACAACAATGCCATGACACAAATGCCAACCAATAAGGCTTTGAATGTCGATGTTGTTTGATTCATAAAGGTTAAGAACTATGGTGAGGTGTGGATTCATCCAATGATTGCTACGCTATTGCACTCAGCATCAATCGCAGTGCTAGACGTATTGACGGTCAAGATTCGTGCGCATTGTGCGTTGTATGGAGAGCCAGATAGAATGTCATTACCAGAAGTTGTTGCAAAAGCTTTAGCCTCACTACAAGTTCCTAGCACGGAAAAGTTTGCATTTGGCAGAGCCACAGAGAAATTGGCAACATAGTAACCGTCTGCTGGTGAATCGCTTGTTGATGGAGGAATAACTGGACTAGGGGCAGCAGCGGAAACGCATGAGATATTGCCACTAGATTTAATTTCCTTCCTCAATAATGTTACTGTTCCAGTTCCAGTTGCAGACGCTGCACTTGTTACTGTGAAGATGTTTGCATCGGTAACTGTAGCTACTTGATAAAGTCCATCTGGAGCAACTGTTCCAGTTCCGACAGTGAAATCAATAAAAACAAGGTTTCCAGCAATCAATCCATGTCCAGTTACTGTAACCGTAACAGTTGTTCCAGATCTAGAGAATGTTCCAGCAAGGTCTGCATTTGCAGTTGCATCAAAATTAGCCCATGCTCTCACGCCGTAAACTGGAGCAGTGCCAGTCTGCGCTCCACTGAGCTTAGGTGCTGTCACATTGGCATCCAGAATCTTGGCAGTAGTCACGTTAGCATCAAGGATGTTGGCAGTTGCCACAGTAATCCCTACTGGTAATGCCTCCGATGCTAGCTTGGACAGCGAGATTGCAGCAGTTGCGCCAATCTTCACATTGGTAATAACTCCAGCCGCAATAGCGTTAGCAGTAACCGCATCAACACCCATCTCATTTGATGTGATCCCAGATGTTGCCACTTTAATTTGACCCGAACCGTTTAATGCAAGGGTTCCATTGGCTAATGCAGAAGAAATAAATTCAGTCTGGTCGATGATATTGTTCATCAACGTGCTGGTAATAACCTCGTTGTTTGCAAAAGTGTGCGTTGTATTTACTACTCCCATATTATTTTTGTGAGATGATTTGTCGGTTTGTCACAGAGCCTGTAACTTTTATAGACGTGATTTTAGGGGAACCGATTGTCCGTGTCAAGGTTAGCGTTCCCAGATAGCCTCTGATACCTCCAAGACGGAAGCGAATGTTGCCAGTCTCGTCCTCGTTGGTAGATCCTGTGCCAAGCACTACGCCATCAAGAAACATAGTTGTCGTTCCGATGCTCTGATTGTTGTCTGGATCTTCTGCTGCGAAGGAAATATCATACTCGCCTAGACCACCATCGACACATTGCATGGTGATTTGCCCATCTGTGAAGCGTTTACGGTCAAGATTGCCCAGCGCATAGCCTCTAGTTGTCAAAGATGACTGAATTGGGAAGTCGGTTACTTCGCCAGCAGACACTAAGCTATCGTTAGATATCTCTCTCACCTCTAATTCATGCACTCCACCCAGGGATGTCACGGCATAAATGCTGTTTCGCTCGGATGCGCTGCCAATAATTAGGTTTTTGATGATAAAATCACCAGCACCGAACGTATCTATAGACTCCCATCCTTTGTTTAGGAAGTTAAAGATCAAGATCGTGTTGTTTCCAATAGCATCGTTAGCTCCTGCAATGGAATCTAAGGCTACAGCAAGGTAATATCGGTTATTGAACAGAGTTCCAACCGCCTCAGCAGCTAGATTCTTGTTGATTCTGTCAATATACGGCTGGATGTTTTTAGAAATAGGCTCATCTGCACCGCGAAGGTTGTAGTCATTTAAGAACTCAACAGCATACACACCTTCATCCGAAAGGAAAAACATAGCATTGCCTTTCATAACAACGCTTTTCTTAGCTAAGCACCCAACTTCGTTAGTCAGCGCAGTCACACGGGTGTCATTTAAGCTCCCAGTAGTGCCGCTGATAAGGTGCAAGCTATTGCGATTAAGGACAACTAACTTGTCGTCGTAAAATCCCTGCATTGCCACAAGGTAATCTGCCGTGCCGCCAGTAATTCGGAACTGATTGGCAATCTGGTCAAACGTGTGGCTATCTAAAATGTCCGATACAGCAATCTCGTCGGTGATATTTCTATCTGTGTAAACAGGTGCATTATACGTTCCGCTTGGAGCATAGTAAAATGGCACCCATAATCTACGTTGGAAGTAAACACCCCATGGTGGAGCAGGTTGATGGATGAATCCTAGACCTTCGCTGAAGCGTCCACCGAACTCAACTTGCAATCCACCACCAAGGGTAGTTAAATTACCCACAGGGGCGATAAAGGAGATATTGGTAGTGGTAGCACTAAGCACCTCGAAAGACTTGCCAGAAATAGCACTGAACTCAGGGACGGTAGTCTCGTAGATAACAATGGTGTCTCCAGCTACAATCGTTGTATTCCCTGTAACTGTGAGGCTTACTACGCCACCAGATACTGACCCATTATTTCCAACAGTAGTAAATACCTGTGGTTGCGTGTATGTTCCTCCAGGAACAAGCGTGAACCCAGATTTCAACACAGCATCCGTAACCCCAAATGTTTCAGTTTGAGATGATGTGAATATGTAGGTAAACGTATCCTTGCTGGTAACAGAATCAACTGTAAATGTTCCATTCGCTGGAATATCAGGAGATACAGCTGTAAGCCCACTGACGACAATAGTGTCTCCAGCAGTTAACCCATGATCTCTTACACGCATGGTAACGTCGGTAGTTCCTGCCTGACTTGCACTCTCAATCTGACGACCATTAGGGAACCACTCAAATCCTTGGAATCCACCACGGAACAGATACACACGATCAAACGCTTGTATCATCTCTGTGTCTCCCGTTAAGGACTGACCTTCTGGATATTCAATATCCTGTGTAGTATAGCCATCCAGATCCACCAAGATTGCCTTCGTGTCCAACGCCAGCACAATGCTCTCTGCATTCCCTGTGTTTGGATCACTGAACAAGCAAGACGCTCTGACGTTAACGTTGGCAGCATCGTTGATAGGTGTTCCTGATAAGGTTCCAGTTGTTGTGGTAATAGTAGTCAACCCAGGCACTGAATACGTCAACGTGTTTACGCTAGCAACGGTGAGTGCAAAGTCACCAACCATAGAGACATTACCAACAAGTCCAGCTACGCGAGCTAGTGCTGTTTCACCTAAAGCAAACCCGTGACCTGTAATCGTAATCGTAACCACGCCAGCAGTAACACTCGCAGCAGTAATGCTTTTAGCTGAATCAATCAGAAAAAACGGAATCGTAAGTGGACTACCACCGCTTGTCAGAGAGCTTGTCCTAGCGACAACTCCCTTGCGAGGCTTCCAATATCCTTCCATCCTGCCGTTCAACGACTCACGCACCTCACCAACTTCTAGCTGGTTCAACTGCAATCGCTGATTCACACTCAGAAACCCACCATCCCCATCTGAGGATTGGGCTTCGTCCATCGCACTGCCACTCTGTGCAAACTGACTCATTATGCGTAGTAAGCAATAACGGCTCCGCTAGTTAAGTTAATCGAACTAAATCTTCCACCAATGCCAATTCCAGCAGGAACTGTCACTCCAGAAATATTGGAAAGATCATCAATGTTGCTACTGGTGATATCGTTAAACACTGCGTCTGTAATGACTTGAATCCAACGCCAATTACCATCAATCTGGCCTGTTGTTTCGTCAATGTATAAACCTCCACCTTGGCCTTGCATGTTATAATCTGCTGGATTCCCCATAATTTTGTTGACTAAATGTTGATTTGAACTATAATAAACCCGATCCAACGAATGAGTCGAAGGATCGGAAACCTCAAACATGTATCAGCATGCAGGAAGCAAGTCAATTAGTATTTGAATTTAAGAAAAATGTCAACCTTTTTTTGGTGAGGCATAAAAGATGGGACACACGAGCCGATGGTAAAGTTTTTTGGCAGTATTCTCACGGCAAAGAACGGTGGATTACTTTAGACTCAGCAATTAGACAAAATGAGTCAATAAAAAAAGCTGCCAGCAAGCAAAGATTAAAAAACCCAGAAAAATGTTTATTGGCAAATAAACAATGGCGAGATAAGAATAAAGATAAGCACTGCGAAAACGCTAGGAATTATTATCAAAAAAATAAAACACATGCCAATGAGGTTAAGCGCAAAAGACGAATGTATAGACGCTACTCAGATCCATTGTATGCGTTTAACCAAGCAGTAAGATCTTTAATCTCACGAGCATTCAAAAATAAGAATTACAAAAAAACCTCACAAGCACGTGTTATTATCGGCTGTGACTGGGATGAACTAGCTAAGCATATTGAATCCAAATTCTCCGATGGCATGAACTGGGCTAATCGTGGGCAATGGCACATAGATCATATTATCCCATTATCTTCAGCGCAAACCGCCGATGATGTTTTTCGGCTAAATCATTACACTAATCTCCAGCCCTTGTGGGCATTAGATAATTTGCAAAAGGGAGCAAAATACTAGCAGTGCCTCAACTGATTTATACGCCTTGTAAATCGTAGCTAATAGGGCTGCTCATGCGCGTGTTTTATCATTTTGTGGGGATTTGTCAAGTAGCCATTTAGGCATTTTTTCGGAGGGTGAAGTTTCCCCTTTAGGCATTTTTTCGGAGGCTAGGGAACCAATAGCTATATCCGTAGCCACCGCCCCCGCGACCCCCTCCCCCCCCTGTTCATCCGCACACTACTCACCCGCACACCACACTGTTCATCCGAACACTACTCACCTGAACAGCACTCATGTGCACACCACTCATGCGAACACCAAACAAATCAAACGTTCGCTTGAATCACCCGCTTGCATCGCCTGGCACGACAGCACCGGCACGACAGCACGACAGCGCCGGCACGCTCTCATCGCCTGACATATCGCCTCGAGATAGCACCGGCACAATAGCGCCGTCCACACGTCCGAACCTGCACCGCTCACGCATCCAACGATCGCTTGAATCACTCGCTTACTTGCCAGCACGCCCGCATGAAACGTACGTATGAAACACCCGCTCGAACGGCTCGAGATCACCACGTGAAACGCTCGTTTTAATCACTCGCTTGCTTGTCCTGGTATCGCATCAAATCTAACAAGAAAATTATTTACTTGACATGTTTTAGAAATGCTGTGTAAACTTGAACAGGAAACAACGGTTGATAATGCTTGGGTTGATAACGTCTCATGCCTGGTGATTAAATCCGATTATTGGTGATATTCTTTTAGGAGAGCGAATAGATTTTCTGAGATGCTTTCCCCGATGCTTTCCCCTCGCTGATTCTCTGCCAGATCATCCCTGAAATTGATGCTTTGTTCCTCGCTTTCCTTGCTCATTCTGTGCAATGCTGAAAAAATCTTATGCAATAAAGCGTTGATAATCAACAAAAAACAAGAAAAGCGAAAATATTTGTTAAAATGTTGTGGACATTGTGAGCAAATCCGATATCTTTCGCCTGTCGCCGCGATTGGCGATCGCAACTAGTCAAACCTTGAATATATACTCGAAAATGAAAAATAACACTTACATCCTGCATGAAGGAACAAAAAACGGTCAGCGCTATTTCGTTGCAGCATCTGGTTTCACCCGTGAATCGCAAAACCGTAAGACGGGGGATATGATCCAAATTTGGATCATGCTCACTGACGTCAACCCTGTCGCTGCAGTGCAATCCGGTTTAGATGCCGTGACGATTTGCGAGGGTTGCCCCTTTGCCTCTGGTAACGGCTGCTACGTTAATGTTGGACAATCTCCTTTGGCCATCTGGAAATCATACCACAGCGGAAATATGCCCAAGCTCATGCCTAAAGACTACGTAAAAGCATTTAAGGGTGAGAAGGTACGCTTCGGAGCATATGGCAACCCGACTTTAATTCCCCTTTCCATGGTGAAAGCAATTGCTAAGGTTAGCGCAGGATGGACAGGATATTTCCACAACTGGAAAACCATGCCTGCTGCCAAACGTAACGCTTACAATCAATTCTTCATGGTCAGCACAGAAACAGCCTCGAGCCTCGAGCTTGCTAATTCTTTGCAATTGCGAGTATTCCACGTCTCACCCGTACAACCTGCTAACACTGTGGAGTGTCTCGCTGATTCTCGAGGGCTGACATGCGCGCAATGCCAACTATGCCAAGGTTGGAGCAAACCAGCTAAAAGCGTATGGATTAATCCGCATGGCAGTAAAACAGCCAAGGCATCTGCAGCAGCTATGGCATAACTCACGCAAGCCACTGATGATTCTCTGGCAAGAGATGAAACGCCCTACGGGGCGTATGGCAATGCCACACACAACATGAAAACCACCACACAGAAAGAAATACGCGCTCTTTTTTGGGCATCTCATCCCACGCTTGAAAATCACGCTCGCAAGTGGGGAATCAAGTCAGCTCCACACAATCGGCATAACACCGACACGCGCATAGCGTTCTGTGACTATGTCGACAGCCTAGCCAAGTCTGGCGTGATCTCAGAAAAACTAGCATCAAGAGCCACCTTGTAACCCACAGAACCCGTACACAGCACAAACTACTATGCACCCCACTTGCTCACTTATCCGCCGTCCCATCATCCGCCGTAAACCATGGCGGAAATGGCTCACTATCACCGCTGAAATCATCGGGGGCATTCTCACGATTGCCTTGCTTGTGACACTCACTATCCTATGCTTAGCACTATGAAAGAGTATTTTTGCTATAAATGCTATGCGAAAATCGGCAACGGCACAATTTGCTATTGGTGTAAGAAAAAATATACATTTAAGCTGTAAGAAATCACGCAAACAAGCCACTGACGAATCTCTGGCAAGAGATGAAACACCCTGCGGGGTGTATGGCACATGCCAATTAAACTATGATACTATACCAAAAAACAGAAGATCCCCTCGTAATCGTAACCGACAGCAAGACAAAAGACGTTCAAACGAAAAAGCTTACTGGCACTTATTTTCGAATCATTCCCCCTGCAAATGATCGCGTAAATTGGGTGTTAACCTGCTCAGAAATGCACGTTGACCGATGGGCATCGGCTACAGATTCAACAATGATCATTTCTGAGAACCTAAGAAAACAACTAGTCTCTTTATTCTCATGCTGATCGACAACAAAAGCGCGTTGATCCAATCCGTTGCGGATGTTCTCGGGGTGACTCCTGAGGCCATCGCTGGCAAGCGTAAACGGTTCTCCGAGGCTCTCGCTAGGCAGATCGTGATGACTCTTTGGAGTGAGGCGCACTCGCTCCAGGACTCCGCCGAGATTGTAAACCGAACCCATCACACAGCAGCATTTTACGCACGGAAAAAGACTTATGAACGCTTGCACTATTGCGAGAAGTCAAAAGAGCGAATGCATAAGATACTGCAAAGATATTCACAGATTATACTTGAACAAACCACAATTAACGAATAAAAAACTCTTGTGCGGGAAATTCCGCACTATCACAACACCAAAATAAATGAACCTAGAACACAGCACACCAGAATTGTTCACCGCACTCGCTAAAATGCAAGGTGAAGTAGAAAACGCTACAAAAGGGAGTCTTAACCCTCACTTTAAGAGCAAATATGCGGATCTCGCCGAGGTCTTGAACACCGTTCGCCCCGTCTTGGCGGCAAATGGCTTGTCAGTCATCCAATCGCCCTCGTTTGACGGTGGAATCTGTCACGTTACCACCACTATCGCTCACAGCGGTGGAGGG